AGACAACTTCCAGTGATGAAATGGATTTCAAACACCTTCTTTGCCGATCTAAATCGGAGTGAATGTCATGGTCTAACCCAATCCTTCTTTAACCAAGTTAATCATTGGTTAACTAACAATGGTCCAGTATGGACAATTACTAGATTGAAGGCCCTAAGAAACATAGTCACAAGATACATAGTTAAGGATCCAATCCTGGTAAACCAATCCCATATTGGGGTTGATAAATCAGGTTTTCCTAAAAGTCTAATATTCTTAAAAGAATATGTAGACTCAGGGGAAATCCAAAAACTACGTTTTGTGATGACTCTTTAGACACTTTCTCGTTCCATAACTGCTAGAGGAAAAGTTGATCTATCATCTATTACCGATCCGTTTAACGGAGAAGTTCAGACAATAGATTACTCTTTCATCCAGAAGTTTGTGAAAGACAATGATATTGACTAGACACATGATGGGTTCAGTTTGTCCTCTTTCTTCTTCACCTTTAAGGGTGGAGTTTACGGAAAACAACTCTGGACCGCCATCCAATCATTTTCTGATTGGACTGGTACCATGCATGCTTGTGCTCGTTAGTTGGGTTCCACATCTTTTGATTAGTGGATACTCTACTATAAAGCTATAGCTCCTAAATAGAATGAGAAGGCAAGACAGATCTCAGGTAAAATGGATAAGATTCTTAAAGGTCAAAGACCTCTAAGAAGGTTACACATTATATCTGATCCTGAACTTAAAGAAAGGGTAATATGTATCTTTGATTACATGTCCCAAGTTCTATTTGAACCATTGAGCAAAAAGCTCTTTGAGACATTAGAACGAATGGAACGTGATCGAACATACACCCAAGATCCTATTATTAAAAATAAGAAAGATCCTGAGTCAAAGTATTACTCCTTCGATTAGTCCTCCGCAACCGACAGATTTCCTGTAAAATTACAGAGAGATCTGTTGAAAGCAGCTGTCTTCGACAACTCAGCCTATGCGGACGCATGGAAAATCATGATGACCCGTCAATTCACTGTTGATCACAAGGGAAATCCTATAGCTTATGCTGTAGGACAACCTATGGGAGCAAGAAGTTCCTGGAGTATGTTTACCTAGACCCATCATCTGGTAGTGCAGTATGCAGCATATAATGCTGGATGCTACCCTACTGACCAATATATTCTTTTAGGAGACGATATTGTCATTTATGACGATAAAGTCGCTCGTGAATACCAAGATATAATAGGTAAGCTTGGAGTAAAAATATCTCCAACCAAGACTCATATATCAAAGGATACTTACGAGTTCGCTAAAAGATGGTTTAAAGATGGGAAGGAATTCAGCGGAGTTCAGATTAATGCCATATTATCAACTCGTAAAAACCCAATTGGGCTTTAGGAGGTGATTAGACAACAAATCTAGCGAGGATACACAATTGTATCCGACCAAGCTGTAACAACAGCCAGTTAGATTAAACTCTTCCTAGGTAAGAAATCTAGTAAAAAATACTAGAGATACTTAACCGACAGGATGAGGAGTTATCTGGTG